CACAACTGATGTTCTACAATTAAACAACAACTCAGAGATTTCCTGACACTTAAGGAAAGTGACCAGTTTAGCCCTGACATGTTTTAGAGAATCACCCTTATATAACTCTGGACAAAACATGGTATAAGAGTCATCAGAGGAAAGGATGTCTTCATGATCATCATGGTCCCAGTGTTGTTTTTTGCAGCATCTCTTATACAATTCATCTCGGAAGCTTATCATTGCTAAATGCAAATAAGATGAAGTGTAGTGTAGGATACCTTGCCCCATATTGGACTCATTAGGGTATAGAATACTTTTATCTTTTAAAAATTTCTCTTTAAGTTTCTGTAACCCAGGAAACTTGTGTTCATGCTCATTATTGTCCTGATACCATGCTTGAGTCAATCTGTCGGGTAAGACACATTTTTTGTTTTGATGTCTTATTAAAATGTCTATGATGTAATGGAGGTGATCTCCTAATTCTTTCCTGAAAGGTGTGAACAAATACAAGAATTGTATTGGGACAAAACTTGGACCCCACCTGGACTTATCCATGGTTAAATGGAAGCTTGCTCTGGCTCCAGGTAGTTTCTTACACTTATACAATATTGATTTCATGTTTTCAAATTTTTTTGATCCATGAGTTAGTGTCTCTCTCTGATCAAAAGAGCAAATATTCCTAGAAATGGTTTCTAAAATGTTAATTCTAATCCTATTGGTTATGGGTAAGATCAAAATCTCCCTCACTCCTCCTATCTGGTTTTTCTTGAAAACATGGAAATATGTTTCTTCATTCTTGAACTTTTCTGCCACCTCATAACTATTGGTGCATTCATGTTCATGCAACAGCTCCCCAACTGCTTCTATACACTTTTTCCTTGCATTCTGCCTCTTCACAGTTGGCTGGAAGAACCTGCTTGATAAAGTGGAGGATGATTTGTAGGTTGCAAACTCATCTAATGTTTTATTCACATTCCTTCTTATTATTGATTCTTTAATTTGGATCTTACCTGGGTCATTTAACTTTATTCTGAGTAGTGTTGCTCCTATCTCTATTGCTCTTCTAGAGAATAAATGTGTC